GTGCGCGAGGTCGACCTCGATATCCCCGCCAGGAACGGTCTGCAGCTCGACCCATGCGCGCGAACGATCCCGCTCGTCCTCGAGGCGGCGGACCAGCACCCGGCAGACCGGGCACGGCAGTACGCGCACGGTCACGATGGCACCGCCGGCGGCTGGTGGGTCGCCTCAGCCTGCCGCTGGGAGATGTCGCAGTCGCACCAGCAGGCGATCGGGGTGGCGCGGTCACCGGCGTTGCGGCGCAGCTCGATGCAGCGGTCGTGGCAGCCAAGCCGGCAGGCCTCGCACAGGATGAGCGTCATGCCGGGCTCCCGAGGACTTCGAGCAGCCGTAGGGCCTCTCGGGTTGGGTCAGCCTTCCAGTTCACCGACAGGCGGGTCATGTTCCCAAGCCGGATCAGTACCTGCTTGCGGGCCGCTTCAGCCAGGGCGTGCTCTACAGGGCCGGTCGGGTTGGTACAGACGTCGTGGCAGGGCCGGCACGCGACCACGATGCACACCGCCTGGTTGGTCCACGCGCCGAGGGTGTGGCGCGAATACGGGTGATGGGGGTCCAGGGCGTGGCCGCGACCGTCGAGGCACAACTCGCACCGCCCGCCGGACCGGCGCATCAGCTCCGGTTTGGCCGCTGCCAGGTCGCGCTCTTTGGCCGCCTGCTTGTCGCTGCGCTGCCGGATACCGGCCCGGCGCAGGGGAGCCATCATGCCTTGACCCACTCGCTGCCGTGGCGCTCAGCCCAGGCGTTGTAGTCCTCGACGTGGCGGGCCATCCAGGCGCTGTGCTCGAGCGTCATCGGTGCTCCTCCGCGTAGGCGACGTCGTCGACCGGGACGGCGGCGACCGTCAGTGGCCACCAGTGGCCCCGCAGTTGCTCGAGCACCAGGCAGACGACGCGGCCCTGGTCGGTCACGCCTGGGCCAGCTCCTGCTCTAGGCGGTTGGCGAACGCATCCACGCCGCAGCGGCAGGTCCGCCCGTCGTGGGTCGGGCAGTCGTCGGAGTGGTGGTCGCGGATCCAGTCCGTTGCCTCGAGCAGCAGCGAGACCGCGACCATGTTGGCGCGCTCAAGCCCGGCGTTGTTGTCCTTAAGGTCGTGGAGTTCGCGCATCACGTCATCCCAGGCTTGGACTTGGCGTCGGCGCTCCTCGGTGCTCGCCCTCACCGGGGTCACGCCAGCACCTTGAGGTCTGAGAATGCAACCTCAGCTTTGCATTTCGGGCACCGCCCCACCATCTCGGTCTTGGCGACGACCTCGGTGAGCGCGAACTCCTGCAGGAACATAAAGGCCAGCGCGCCGCCCACCAGGCCACCGACGACCAGGACCGCCAGCATCAGGGGGAGGTACTCAGGCATCAGCGAGCGTCCTCCCGCTGTTTGGATACCAGCAGGCCGGAGGTCGCACGTCGGGGTCGAAGCTGTCGTGGAGTTCTCCAGCACCGCCTAGCGTGTCCGACACCGGATCGTACTTCGGGTTGTCGGCCATGTCCTCCGGTCGGCGCGTCCCGCACCAGTCGCACATTCCATCCTCCTGCGTGACTCGATTCGGGCAGCGGGCGCCGCGCCAGATACACCGGCATTGCCAGTTCGGGGCTTCATCCATCAGAACCCGACGCCTCGAACGAAGTAGGTGCGGGCCGCTATCCACGCCTCGGCCATTTCCCAGTCAAGGGCATCAAACAGGTCAAAAAGCTCCCGGCGCTGATCCAACGACATCTCCACCTCGCGCCGGTCGATCGGCTCGCCGCCACGAATCCGCTGTACAAAAGGCAGCTCCTCCATCAGCGAGCCTCCGCGTAGACCGGCACGCCGCAGGCCTGGTCGCCGTAGAGGCGCAGCTCCCGCTTGTTCGGGAAGCGGAAGTGCGGGGTCTCAAGTGGTCCGCGCACGAGCGGATAGAGGGTGCGGTCCTCGTTCCACCGGACGTGCTGGAGGTGCGGCCAACGCTTCCGTGGTGGTGGGGGCGGTCCTGGTGGCGGCCCCTTGTGCCCGTAGTCGGGCGGCGCCATCTCGCGGTCGGCGGCGACGCACTCGGGGCACGGCCCGGCGTTGAAGGGCACCGGCACCCACTTGACGTGGGCCTTCGGGCCCTCGCAGCCCATCTCAAGGAGGAACTCCATCTCATAGCCGCAGCCCTCACACTGGTATGTCATCGCTAGCCAGAACAGGGGCACGCCCGCCATCAGCGAGCCTCCTGCTGGCCCGTCACGGACAGCGCCACCGGCATCATCGGGTGACCCCAGACCGACAGCAGCACATTCCCGCCGTCGATGAGGAAGGCCAGCTCCTCGGGCGTTGGCTTCCACACGCTATCGATCCGCTCCTCGCCTACGAGTTCGCAGTGCAGGTCCCCGATATCCGGGGACGGCCCCAGGTAGACGAAGTTGCTCTGCGCCGTCTTCACTGGCTCCATCAGCGAGCCTCCGGACCGGGTCAGCGTCCGCGGCCACGGTCCGGAGGTGCTCGCGGAGGCAGCGCTGAGAGCACGCGGGCGCCTGGCATTGCTCGCAGACCCACTCGCGGCTGTAGTCACGCTCGACGACCCCTACAAGCGGGTGTAGCGGCTTGCCGTGGCGCTCAGCCCAGGCGTTGTAGTCCTCGACGTGGCGGGCCATCCAGGCGCTGTGCTCGAGGTACCAGCCCTGCTCCCACTTCACCCGGTGCTGAATGCGAAGATGACATCTCTGGCAGAGCGCCGCCAAGTTCCAAGTCTGCATGTTCGCCTTGACTTCATCGAGGTGGTGGACCGTCAGGACATTGGGCGTCGGGCCATGCGGGGCTCCGCACCGTTCGCACTTCCAACCAGCCATGCATTTGATCGCCCAGGCGATGAACGGCCAGTCGGGCTGGTAACTCCGTGGACCGTGCAGGCTGCGCTCGCGCTCGATCGTCGCGGCCATGCCGCCAGGGAATCGCTCGGGCCAAAAGCTGGTCACGCGAACTCCTGCCGCTCGACGCGGGGAAACCCGGAGCGGGCCAGAGAGCCGGGCTGGATGGGGTGCAAAGCCAAAAAGTGCCGCGAAACCCGATACGTCTCCCCGCGGTCGCTGATCAACTGGTCCGGGCCGTAGAGGGCGATGGCTTCCTCGATGCTTGCGCGTACCTGGTCGCTCAAGTAGTGGAGCTCTTGGCCGCAGTGGCAGAGCGTCATGCCAGGGCCTCCGCACCCACCAGCGGCAGCACGTCCTCCTGGCTGTCGTTCTCAAGCGAGGCGAGATTGCGAACGGCTTGGCGGTAGTAGCTCGCCTTCAGTTCGGCCCCGATCCCGAAGCGCCCGAGCCGCACGGCTGCGTAGACCTCGGACCCCACCCCCATGAACGGCGTCAGTACCCGCTCATCGGGGTTGCTCCACAGCACCAGGGCGCGCTCGATCACGTCCAGCTGTAGGGGGTGGATGTGCTTCTCATCCTCGTCTGTCCGCGCCTCACGGAAGGGCAGCACCCGGTCCAAGCGCACGTCATCCCAGAAGGCCGAGGCGTACTGCCGCCAGATCCAGTGCGAGTAGCGGTTCTCGATCTGATTCCCCGTCCAGCCACGGTAGCGGTGCAACTCATGGGGTATCTGCCGCTCGCCGGCGTACTCCATGAGCCCGGTCGGGTGCGTCACCGGAACGGGGTTCACGCCCTTGTTCCTGAACGCCAGCAGGTAATCCGCAGACGCCACCGAGCACCGCGTGGAGTCCTCGACTATGCCGCGGTGCGACAGGCTCTTGGTCATGGTCCGGTTGCGCACCGTCAGGGGTTCCTTCCAGACGTGGTAGCGCGCGGTGTAGGCGAACCCAAGCCGAGCGTGCAGCCGGATGATGTCGCCGGGGAAGTCCCGCAGAGTGTCCTTTCCGGTGTTCCCGGTGGGCACGTCCATGCAATGCACCGCCGTCATGCGCCCCGGCATGGTGATCCGGCTGATCTCCCTGGCCACGTACTCGTAGTGCTCGAAGAACTCGTCGTAATCTCGGCTGTTCGACAGGTCACGCTCGCTTGAGCTGTATTGATACAGCCCGGCAAATGGCGGGGAGTAGACCGAGAAGTGGATCGAGGCCGCGGGCAGCGCCGCCATGACCTCCATGCAATCACCGTGGTAGATCGCGTAGCGGTCGGTCAGTTCCTGGTCTACGACGTTAGCCATGCGGGAACCTCCACTTTGGTCGGGTAGTGCTGTGAGCGATCCACGGCCAGCGCGTCCCGCATGTGTTCGGTCAGCGCGTCGAACATCCTGTCGGCCTGTCCCGCCTTGCGCTCAAGGTTTCGCAGCGCCCCAACACCGCCCTCGGTGGTCACGATATCCACGGTCACAGGGGACTTTTGGCCGAAGCGCCAGCACCGGCGGACGGCCTGGTAGTACTGCTCGTAGCTGTGAGAGGGGAAGAAGGCCATGTGGTGGCAGTGCTGCCAGTTCAGCCCCCACGCACCGATCTTCGGTTTGGTCACCAGCACCCGTATCTCGCCCCGCGTGAAGGCGGTCAGGGATTCCTCTTTGGCGTCAAGTTCATCGGCCCCGCTCACCTGCACCGCGTCAGGGATCAGCTTTGCCAGTAGGTCGCCTTCGGGGTTGAGGTGGCACCACGCCACGGCCGATTCGGAATCTGCCAGGAGCGCGGCCACCTTCTCGCACCGCTCCTCAAGGGTGCGCCGGGACTCGTCGCGTTCCTCGCGCAGTCCCATCGCCGGCAGATCGAACAGCATCCCCTCGGGCGGGCGCTTGGCCGTGACCACATGCTGCGTGTGGTTGAGTGCGGGGAGGATGAACCCATCGTCCGCAAAGCCCAGGTCGGACGGCTTACGCAGCGCCCGAGCCCATGAACTAACCCACCGCCAGAAGGCATCCTCGGCGTGGCCCTTGAACCGCCAGCCATCCCTGGCGCCATTCCAGCCGCGCACGGGCGCCGAGGTGTGCTGGCTATTGGTAAAGAACCGGCTGAGCATGTCCATGTGCCCCAGGTAGCCGAGGGCTTCGCTCGAGGTGCCGAGCTCGATGTAATCGTTGGGCGCCGCTGTCGCCGTGCACAGCAGCCGGTAGCGCATCTTTCGCATGAAGCCCGTCACCTGCTGGCGCCTCACCCCATCGAAAGCCTTGATCGCGCTGGACTCGTCGCACACCGCCCCGCCAAAGTGGGCCGGGTCGAACAGGTGCAGCCGCTCGTAGTTGGTAATCGTGATCGGACCCGTGATGAGCCCGTGCCGGGATACGGCCGCGTCGATGCCGAACTTATGCGCCTCGCCCTCGGTCTGGTGCGCCACCGCCAGGGGGGTCACGATCAGCACCGGCTTGTCGGTGTGGACTCGCACGTTCTCAGCCCACGCCAGTTGCATCGGCGTCTTGCCCAACCCGCAATCAGCGAACAGCGCCGCCCGACCCTTGCGCACCGCCCACGCCACCAACTCCACCTGGAAGGGGAACAGGGCCTCGGGCATCATCGAGGGCTCGAAGCCATCCTGCCCGTCTAGTTGCGTCTTGCGCTCCAGGAACTCGGTGTAGGTGGCGCTCACGCGGCTACCTCGGCCAGATCATCCCCGACGCGGAACGTAACGAAGTCCGCAACCCCCCAAGACTGCTCAACCCCGCACCAGCACAGCCGCTTGGGGTCATCACCCGTGAGGACTCCGCCGTCAACCAAGCCATCCACCGAATTTTTGATTCCGCTGACGCACCCATCCCAATCCAA